TTTAAAAGACCTTTGGCTGTACTTTTTAACGGTTATATTTATTTAGTAGATGCACCTTATACAGAAGTAATTAGTGTAGCAGGAGTATTTGAGAATCCTAATGACTTAGCTAATTATGATGATTGTGCTGGAGGAGTATGCTTCAGTTGGGATAGTAACTATCCTATGTCTTCACACTTAGTTGATCCATGTATTAAAATGGTTGTAGAAGAACTTACTCTTAGCTTGAAGGTACAACAGGATAAAACTAATAGTGCTAATCAAGGTATGGAAACTCAAAGTAAAACACAAGAGGGAGGACAATGAGCAGACTTGCAAAAAGAGGTAAGGGTAAATATAAAGTAGACAGAAGTCTAAGAGATGCTTACACTTTATACTTAAAGAAGTTTGACTTTCCAGCTCAGGGTAGTAAATACTCTGGAGCTACTCCTATGGACTTAGCATTAGACTTTGATCAATATAAGAAAGTAGTAGATGCATGCTTTGAATATATGATGCAGCAAATACTATATAAATCTAAGTCTGTAACTCTACCTTATAAATTAGGAGAGTTTAGAATTCAGAAGAAGAAGATGGATATTGGGTTTCTGAATGAAAATAAGAATTTAAAGGTAGATTGGGGACACTATCAAAAGACAGGCAAGATTATAAAGCACCTGAATGAAGACAGGGATAACTGCAGATATAAATTTTACTGGCTGTGTAAGAAAGGTCCAAGTGGCAAGTCATACTATAAGTTTGAACCTCTACGTGAAAGGAAGAGAGAACTTGCCAAGATTATAAAGACAACTAACATAGACTATTTTGAATAATGCAGATAGCCAAGTACACCTCCAGTAAGGAGACTATAAATAATTTCTTTAGGAATACTGCCTATAATGACTTGTTCAATTATGGGGATGCTGCATATTGGACATATGAAGCTATGGAACTCATAGGTCATCCTTTGCAGTATATTCCTAAAGTAATAGGACATAAAGAAGATCCTATGTATGATCTAGGTAGTACTAATGTAGGCACTATAACTCCTCCTTCACAAGTACATCCTGCTACTCCTCATACACATCTTACTACTTATACAGCTAATACTAATCTAGGTCATTATAGAGTACAGCTCCCTAATGATTTTCATAAACTTATTGCAGTATCAGTAGATGGGGTACTTGCTTTGCCTACTCAGAATATGTTTCATCATTTACTTGATGGTTCATGCTGTGGGTATGATACAGATGCTATGCCTACGGAGAATTTCTATGATAACTTTGGAAATACTTTTTCTCCTCAAGCTTTACCTCTTAATACTAGGATTGTATCTAATCCTCCTCAATTTAGTCTAAACAATAACTACATAACCTTTGATATTAAAGAAGGTAAAGTATGTATGGCTTATTGGGCTTTTCCTTTAGATGAAGAGGGCTATCCTCTTGTACCAGATGATGTGAAGTACAAAAGAGCTATAGCTTCTTATATACAAATGAGAATGGATTACATCTTATGGAGACAAGAGATGTTATCTGATAAAGTATTTCTTAAGTCTGAAGAAGACTGGAAATGGAATGTAGCTTCTGCAAGCTCACATCTTAAGATGCCTGATATAACTCAAATGGAAAGCTTAAGAAGACAGCTTACTAAAATGATTGTACGTACGGAAGATTTCCGCACAGCCTTTAGTGGTATGAATACTCGTGGACATAGAGGTAGATATTAATGGAAGAGATTAAAGATTTAGGTGGGTTAGTAAACAAGGATCTAGCATTTAGCAAGCTTCCGCAAGGGTCTGTGTTTGATTCTGTAAATTTCCGTATTACTACGGAAGATGGTAATTCTTCGGCTGCTAGAGAAAATATAAAAGGTAACTTGCCTATAGCTAGTCTACAAGCAAGTCCTTGTGTAAAAACTATTTACCTGAATAAACAGAATCTTGAGAAGTACCTGGTTATAGGAGATCAGTATACTATAATCTTTTCTATTAATAATAACCCTAGCGGTAACTTCTTATTTACATATTCTACAGTAGATACTTTACTGACAGACTTAAACAATTATATTAATACTAATTCTGTTTTTACTAATCTTGCTGTAACTACTAGTTACTCTATTGCAGCCAGTACTATCACTCTTTTTGTACCTAATTGTGAAAGTATTGATATTTACTCTATTACGTCTAGTAATAACAGTCCTTATTACTTAGCTTATGATGTAGCTGATCCTGAGGCAGAGAATATTCAAGTATCTGCTGGATTAACATGGAACGATATTTACGATTATTACAATGGAGTATGGTCAGGAGTAAATAATAATCAATGGCAAGTAGATAGTAACTTTAATCCTACTACTTCTCCAGGAGGTGCTAACAATCTTTTAGAGATGGGAGTAGGAGTGTATAATGGTAGTACACTTATATCTCCTCAGACTACAAGAATCAGGTATGAAGTAAATACTGGATCAGGTGCTCCTAGAAAAGTACTTTTTGTTTGTCCTGTAAATAACGGTGTAAGTTTATTCAATGCCCAAGATTATCCTGCAGGACCTTACACAGTAGATTTAAAATACTTTGTAGCTAATATAGTTAATTGCTCTGCAGTAATAAAAGTATATGGACATTTTGGTAACAACATTACAGCTCCTGCAGATGTTCTTACAGGCTTAAATAGTTACAACAATGAGAAAGTTGTAAAAATGTATGAAGGCACTATTAATATAAATAGTGCAAATAGTGCCAGTATTGTAAACACCACTTTTTCTTTTAGTGCACCTCCAGCACAATTAAATGGGGATGTCCCTGATTATTTTGCAGTATATCTGGATATTCAATCTGGCAATGCTGGTGCTCAATATACTTTTCAATTTTACTTAGATAGTCTAAGAATTTCAGGTCCTTTCATAGGTAATAATGCATCTCTTATTACTATTCAAAATACAAGTGTTGGTAGTATAGCAGGTAACATTATAGGATGGACTGCTTTAAGAGATGATATATATCTGTTTACTACAGATGGTATATATGATCCTGATGATCCTACGACATGGGGTGGTTCTACACCTCCTGTCACAAATGGACAGATATGGAAGTTTAGTTATGATAAAGCAGGGGATTATGCAGATTCTGCAAATTACCAGCTTACCCTAGTATATAATAATCAACTCAACTTTACAACATCCAGGCCTATTGCTAATCCTGGAATGATTGAGTCAAGGTATGAAAGTCCAAGTATTCAAAAGATATACTGGACAGACAATTACAATGTACCTAGACAAATAAATGTAGCAGATCCTAACGTAGCATCTCTTACTGTAGAAGACTTGAATCTACAGCCTGCACTATCTATGGATTTACCAGTTGTCACAAGAGTGATAGATGGTGGAGGTTTGCTTGTAGGTGTTTATCAAGTTGCATATAGGTTAAAGAATATAAATGGAGCAGAGACTAGATTCAGTAGAACTAGTAATCTTATTCCTATTATTGAAGCTGCTGAAAATAATGCAGATGCTAAAACTTACTTTCCTACTGCAGATGTAAGAGACAATGCAGGTAAGAGCATTAAAGTAAGAGTTGAGAATGTAGACATTAGTTACAATACTGTAGAATTTGCTATTCTATATTATTTTGATGCTACAAGTGTTCCAGAAATTTACATAGTAAAAGAAGCTTTCATACCTTCATCAGGTATTGTAGAAACTGTAATTACTGGAACAGAAACTCAAATACCTATTACTGTAGATGAGTTTACAGGATTTAATACTGCTATTAAAAGAGCTAAAACTCTTGCTGCTAAGAAGCAAACCTTGTTTCTAGGTAATGTTACTATTGCAGATCAAGAAGTTCCTTTTGATTCTCGTGCATATAGATTTCCTATAAACAGCAACATTACTTATATCCAAGATGTATCTAATGGAGCATTTTATAGTGTAACTCGTGATCCTGCTACTAATAATTTTTATTACGAAGGTAACCCTGCAGATCAAGTTCCTGAGACACATGGATGTATCCAGCAGTATGTAT